CGAATAACGAAAAAAGAGCATTACTCATAGGCTTTATCTTATGGGTAGTGTTATTGACATATTTTACAATTAAAATGTTATAAAAATGAAAGACCAAAAAACGTTGGAACGAATCCAATTATTACACCCTAAGTTAAGAGAAGAAGCGTTAACTATGTATGATGAAATTGTTGCAGCTTTAACAGGCACAGCAGCTTGTCGTTTTGCTTATACGCTTAGAACCTTTGCAGAACAAGATGCATTGTTTGCACAAGGTAGAACAAAGGCTGGTGCTATTGTTACTAAGGCTAAAGGCGGTCAGTCTTATCATAACTACGGATTAGCTATTGATATTGTTTTGTTAGTTGACAAGGATAAGAATGGCACTTTTGAAACCGCAAGTTGGGATTTAAAAACTGACTTTGACGGTGATGGCAAAAGTGATTGGCAGGAGATTGTAGCTATTTTTAAAAGATACGGCTATGAATGGGGTGGGGATTGGAAGTTTAATGATGCACCACACTTTCAAAAAACACTTGGTAAATCTATTGCAGAATTGCAAACATTACATAAAACAGGCAAAGTTGATAAGAATGGCTTTGTACTAATTTAAACTTATGCTAAAAACAAAACGCAGAAGGCTATACTTTGATATTGAAGTAAGTGCAAACGTGGGTTTATTTTGGCAGTCAGGGTACAAATTACAAATTGGTACAGAGAACATAATTAAGGAAAGAGCAGTTATTTGTATTTGTTATAAATGGGAAGATGACAAAGATGTATATTATCTACAATGGGATAAAAAGCAATGTGATAAAAAGTTACTACAAGAGTTTATCAATGTAGCAAATGAGGCTGATGAATTAGTTGGACATAATGGAGATAAGTTTGATTTGTCTTGGATTAGAACTAGATGTTTATTGCATAAAATAGATATGTTTCCTACATATAATACAATAGATACTTTAAAGATTGCTCGTTCTAAGTTTAGATTTAATTCAAATAGGCTTGATTATATTGGTAAGTTTTTAGGATTAGGTCAAAAGAATCATACTAACTTTGATTTATGGAAAGACATAATGCTAAAGAATTGCACTAAGTCTATGAACACAATGATTGACTATTGCATTCAAGATGTACTTCTATTAGAGAAAGTACACAAAGCATTGAACAATCATATACCTGCTAAAACTCATTACGGAGTTATATTTGGAGGGGATAGAGGCAGTTGCCCTGAATGTGGTAGTGATGAAGTTATAAAAAACAACAGAAGAATTATGGCTTCAGGTTTAGTTAAGATTCAATTCAAATGTAAAAATTGTGGTAAGCTACATTCAAAAACTGATAAATAATGAGCAGAATATTATACTCAATTATTGATGACCTTTTAATTAGGGAAGACAAAGGTTTAAAAGAATACGGAACAACAATGGATAGGACTGATTTAAGTGAGCAGGATTGGCTGCAACACGCATACGAAGAAGCACTAGATTTAGCTATTTATTTAAAGAAAATTATAAAAACTAAACAAAATACTAAATAGTACAATGGCATACGTTTATAGACATATTAGGATTGATAAAAATGAACCATTCTATATTGGGATTGGTTCAGATAATGACTATAAAAGAGCATCTTGTAAATTTAGAAATAATAGAATTTGGAATTCAATTATAAATAAAACAGAATATGAAGTAGATATTATTTTAGATAATTTAACTTGGGAACAAGCCTGTGAAAAAGAAAAAGAATTTATAAAATTATATGGTAGAAAAGATTTAAATACAGGTATTTTATCTAATTTAACTAATGGTGGTGAAGGAACATATGGTCATGTTTTAAATGATGAATCAAAGAAAATTATAAGTCTAAAATTAAAAGGTAGGAAACTAAATAGTGAAACTTGCAATAAAATGTCTAAAGCAAAGATGGGGAATATACCATCAAATAAAGGTATAAAAATGTCAGATGAGCAAAAAGAAAAAATTTCTTTGTCAAATAAAGGAATGAAAAAGCCTACGACAAAATGTCCTCATTGCAATATAATTGGTGGAGTGCCTGTATTAAAAAGATTTCATTTTAATAATTGTAAATTTAAAAAAATATAAACTATGCGTATGCCTAAAGGATTTAACAAGTGGTCTTTACTACAACAAGAAACATATTTTAATAATAAGTTGCAGGAAATATATTCTATTGAAGCAGAGTATAGAAGAATATTGGCAATGATTAGAGGCGGTCAAAAGGTTGAATTAATAGAGATGGACAGACCCGATGAAATATTAATGAAATCGTGAAGATAAAAATAGTATATAAGAAGCTAGGCAGAGAACAGGCACACGGCATTGCCGAAAGTGATGGTATTATATATATTGACCCTAGATTAAAGGGTAGAAAGAAGTTGGAAATATACATACACGAGATTTTCCACCTGCTTAATGCAGAAGATACAGAGGAGCAAATCATTGAAAAGAGTGTTACTCTTACTAAAATGCTATGGAGTTTAGGCTACAGACAGGTAGACAATAGTAAGCACTTACCCCTACAAGATGGCAGTAAATAGTTAATTTACCGTTCATCATTCACATTTACCGTTTATCATAAAGTTTAAAAATTAAGTACATAATACTTGGATAGTATGTTTAAAGCCTGTAGATTTGCTTTATAAACAAAACATATTATGAAAAAAATTGAATTCGTACAACAGACTAGAATCAACTCTAGTGACATTTGGTTTTACACATCTATTAATGATTGTTATGTAAGTGATTCAGGTAGCTTTGATAAAGAAGTTGCTTATGAAAAATTTACTATTTTATCAAATGGCGGCAGCTTAGAACCTGTAAAAACTATTTTAGAAACTAAAACTATTGACTAATGCAAAAAGAACTACACACTTACACAGAACTATGTACCAAATTTGGTATAGAAACTATTGATGCTTTAGATAGCTTTATCTATTGGCAAATGCAATACAAAGGCAGGATTAATGTTAATAATACATTAGTATCTGTAGATGATTATTTTAAATTCTATAACAAAAAGCCAACCTTATTTGCAGGTTATGACTATGAAGATGATGCGTTTACATTCGGACAATGGATGCAGCATCAGGCTGAAATAGAGTATAATAAAATGGCAGAAATTGAGTAACTTTAAAAAAACAAAACTATGAACTTAGTAAAAATTCAAGCCGAATTAAAAGCACCTAAAAATCAAACAAACGCATTTGGCAAATATAAGTACCGAAGTGCAGAAGACATCGTAGAAGCAGTAAAGCCTATTTTAAATAAATACGGAAATGCTTTAGTAGTAAGTGATGAAGTAGTACAGGTAGGTGATAGAATCTACATAAAAGCTACTGCAACATTACTTGATGGCACAGATGATAGCATAAGCGTAAGCGGTTGGGCAAGAGAAGAAGAAGTTAAAAAAGGTATGGATGCAGCGCAGATTACAGGTAGTGCATCTAGTTACGCACGAAAGTACGCACTTAATGGATTATTTGCTATAGATGATACTAAAGATTCTGATGCTACAAATGAGCATAAAGACGAACTAGGTGAAGAAAAAAGATTGGAACTAATTGTGCTATTAGAAAACACTACATATAATAGTACAACCAAAGATTCAATAGCAAATAGAATCAGTCAATATACTACCATAGAGCAATATAATAAAGCATTAAAAAGTATTAAAGAAAATCAAATAAAATAATATGGCTTATTCAACTTGTTGTGGCGCACATACAAACTTTACCGAAATAGATATATGTCCTGATTGCTTAGAACATTGCGATTGGGAAGATGAAGCAGACGAAGAAGAATTAGAACAAGATAGACAAAATGAAATAGCATTAGAACAAGAACAAATCAAAAAAAAACAATAACTATGGAAAAAACAGCAATGCAAGAACTATTAGAGTACATAAAAACTGCTAATACATTTACATTTTTACCTGAACAACTAGCTAAAACTATTGAAGATAAATATTTGTATACTGAAGAAGTACAAATTAGACAAGCCTTTGATGATGGCGAAATCAACGTATGGAATGGCAAAAGAGATGAATCTTTCGAATTTGAAGGCGGCATAAACTATTTTGAAAAAACTTACAAAAACAATTATGGAAAATAAATGGGGTATTAAATTAAGCAGGATTGCATTTCCTGATGAAAGATTAGACTTTAACGAATGGGTTAAAAGGCTAAATGTATCTAGTCAGTATTGTGATAATAAATTAATTCATAATGCAATGTCTTTAAATAATCAATATAATTTTTCAAAATTAAAAAACAAACAAAATGAGTCAACAAACGCAGGTGCTTAATCACCTTAAAAAAGAACCGCTTACTCCATTAGTGGCATTAAAAAAGTATGGTACATTAAGACTAGCAGCATTAGTCTTTAATCTTAAAGACGAAGGTCATAATATAATTACCGAAAGAGTAAACGTAGGTACTAAAAATAATCCTAAATTTGTAGCAAAATATTCATTAATTAAAACTAAAAAGTAATGTCAGAAGAAAAAAAGAAGTATGGTGCTTGGAAAAAAGAGACTACAAAAGGTATTGTAATTAATTTTACAATAGAAGGTAAAAGATATTCAATGTGGGAAAATAAATACAAAGATAAGAATTCCCATCCTGACTATCAGATTTATGAAGATACTTATGTAATGAAAAGTGAAAAAACAGATTTACCATTTTAATTATGACAAATAAAGAAGAAATATATGCTGCGTATGTAATGCAAAAAGATAGCTTTAACTACCTTCAAAATCTTTTAATTAAAGAAGGTATTATACTTGATGATATAAGGTTGCCTGTTACAGATAAAACTATTAAGCCTGAAAAGATTGTTCAGTTAGTTGAAGAAGTTTTTAGTACAGATATCAAAGCACCAAATAGAAAACAAAAAACTATATTTGGCAGACAGGCAGCAGCATATATGTTAAGAATGTATACAAGGCTTAGTCTATCTGAAATTACATCATATATAGGTGTAAAAGACCATACTACAGTATTATATTCTATTACTAAATGTAGGGATATAATGTCTACTGAATATTGGTTCAAAGAAAAAATAGAACAACTTTGTGAGGAAATGGATAAATATGCTTTATATTTGTCTACAAAATAATCAAGAGCTAAGTCGCATTTAGTTTATAAACAATATTGGGGGGATGATGAACTGCTAATGCGACTAGCAGGGAATCTGAACCCCATTTTTATTTTATGAAAAATAAATCATATTATTTTAGTCATGATTATAATGCAGCTAATGATACAAAAGTTCTTTTTTTAAGACATCAATTAGGTATGGAAGGCTATGGCATTTATTGGTTTATAATTGAAAGATTAGCCGATGCAGGTGGCAAATTACCAATTGAATTAATACCTGTCTTAGCAATGCAAATGCAATCAACTGATATAAAGGTTAAAGGTGTTATAATGCAATTTGACCTTTTTAAAATTAATGAAGGAGAATTTTGGTCAGAAAGACTTAATGACCATCTTGGATTAAGGGCAAAGTTAAGTGAAAGCGGTAAAAATGGTGCAATTAGCAGATGGGGAAATGGGGAGGCTAATGGGGTGGCTATTGGGGAGGGTAATGCAAAGAAAAGAAAAGAAAAGGAAATAAAAGAAAATGAAACTAATAATAATACTAAAGATAATTTTGTTAATAGTATAGAAGAATATAAAGATATATTAGGTGATTCATATACAGAATTTATAGAATATTGGTGCGAACCAAATAAAAATGGTAAATTGCGTTATGAACTTGAAAAGTTTTTTGATGCAAAAAGAAGAATAAATACTTGGATTAAAAACAAACTTAGATATGGAAATACAAAAACATTTAACCCAACCGCTACAAGTTCAGAAAGAATGGATGCCCTTGCAAAGTGGGTACATAGTTGATAATGAAATAGCTGAAGCATTCAAAGGGAATAAACTTAATCTAGTTTCACCCATTACTTTGAAAGAAAATTTAGCTTATATCTTCACATTGCTAGGTTTTACTAAATATCCTGATACACAGGAAATGGTAGTTATTGAAGATTTCATTAGAACTAGCTATCCATTGTTTACAGTTGAAGAATTCAGGTTAGCATTTAAGATGGCAGTACAGGGTAAATTAGACTGTAGCACAGAACACTATGAAAAATTCAGTCCAAAGTTTATAGGTCAGGTTATGGCAGCATATACAAAAAAAGCATTAGAAGTAAGAAAAATGATAAAACCTATTATAAACGAAATAGAGCCACCAAAATTATCAGATGATGATATTGTATCATTCACACAGAAAGAATGGCTAGAATCGCCTAGAAATGACTTTAATAGAGTATTTAATGCTAATAAGGTATTCGCAATATTATTAAAGCAGGGCAAATTAAAATTTGAGGAACACGAAATGTTACAAATTATCAAGATGGTTAGGGAAGATAATCTGTTGAAAATGAATAAATTAGTAGGATTAGATGCAAAGGAGTTTAGTAAAAAACTAAAAGATGATGATTTTATTGATACACAATGTAAAAAATTAGCACTTGTCAAATACTTTGAGGGTCTTTCAGGTTAAATATACTTATTGTGGTAGCCTTAAATATTGTTATACAATTAACTTTTTTGACTGCTATCCTACAAGACAGGATGCTATTGATGGCACAAATAGGTTATTATTTAAAAAACAATTTTACGAATTACTATGGACATATCGGCAAACGACCTAACAAAATGGGCAAAAAAAAATTTAGAATATATTGGGTACAGGCTTAATAGAGTAAACAATATACCATACGGTAAACGTAAAGGAACAATACAAAAAGGATGGGCAGACCTACAAGGTTACACATCTGAAGGTAAATATGTTGCAGTTGAAGTAAAAAAAATAGGCGATAAGTTAAGTATTGAACAAAAAGAAAGATTAGAAGATATCCATAATTGTCAGGGATTAGTATATATTTGTACTGAAAAAGATAATCAGCCTGTACTAATTGAATGGAGAAAAATAAAATTATAGAGCAATATTGGCTTAATGATGAAGTCAATCAGGCATTTGCAAAGATGCAACCTGAAGAATTGCAATATGATTTAAAGGTTGAAGTGTTTATGGTTTTATTGGAAATGACTAATGAAAAGTTATTTGGTTTACACGAAAGAGGCGAAATTAGATTTTACATAGTTCGTACTATGCTTAATATGATTAAGTCAGATAGAAGTCAATTTTGGAAGAAGTACAGGAATTATACAGAATACAATGGTAAAGAAGTTGCAGAAGTAGAAAGTAATAGTGTGATAGATGTAATGGAGAAGGGTATTGAAAAACTACATTGGTATCAAAAGGAAATATTAAGGCTATATACTTTTGACTTTAACAAGAATGCAAAGGAATTAAGTAGGCAAACAGGTATTCCATATATGTCAATCATAAGAACTTTAAAACAAACTAAATCTGAACTTAAAAAATTTATTCGTAAATGATTCAAATCATAATAACAAGTGTCTGCGCATCATTATTTTTTAATACTATCCACAACCTACATAGAAAATGGGGAGTCAATTTCAAGCCTTTCAGTTGTGGAAGTTGCTTGGCTTCGTGGATTGGAATTGTATTATATTTCGCACCTGAATTGATTGTAAACATAGCAAGTGTTATATTCATTTCGGGTTTTCTTGCTGCTATTACTGAAACATTAATTTATAAGATATGGAATTAGTAGATAGATTATATCTAAAAGAGCATTACAACAATTACGAAACTTCGCAAAGTGGGTATCTAAGAAACTTAGATTTATCCATAATGAAGACCTATGAAAGTTTATATAGAAAATATATAGACCCAAATTTTATTTTAACTATTTGGTGCGGCAATTGTCGTATGGATATGGTAGTAAGATTATATGCTCATTATCATAAGGTATTAAATGAAGACAACTTATTAATGCAATCAGAAATTACAGAACCAAAAAAGCGTGGTCGCAAACCAAAAACAAATGGCTAATTATATTCATCCAACTGCAATAATAGGGGAGAATGTTGTACTAGGGGACAACAATTACATAGGTGCTTATTGTATTATAGGCGATACTGCAGAACATAAAAAGTATTGGGACAAGCCAAAAGGCAAAGTGTTTATTGGTGATAATAATATTATTACAGGATTAGTGACAATAGATGCAGGTACAGAAGAAACAACCATGATTGCACATAATTGCTTTATAATGAAACACGCACATATAGGACACGACTGCAAAATATTATCTAATGTAACAATTAGTTGCGGAGCAAAGATAGGCGGTCATTCAACCATTATGCAAAATTCAAACATAGGACTTAATGCAGTATTGCATCAGTTTAGTGTAATACAAGAAGGTTGTATGATTGGAGCAAGTGCATTTTTTAAAGGTGAATCAGAATCATTTACAAAATACGCAGGAGTACCTGCAAGAAAATTAGGAGTAAATAAGCCACGATGAACGCAATAATTTATTTAAACTATCAGGATAGAAACACAGATACCTTGTTTGCTAACATTAAAAATTCAGGTAAGCATATTGACTTTATAAGCATAATTAATGAAACAGGTATAGCCTATGCAATCAACAAAGGGTTAAGACATTTTAACTATGACTATGTTGAGTATGTTACAATTATGGGTAATGACATTTTAGAGCCTGATAATTGGCTACAAATAAGAAATGACTATATGCAAGATAAAACCATAGGCATTTGTTCTATTCCTTTAGGTGGGTTCAATGGTGATTCTTTAGACTTAATTGGTAATTTTACAATAAGCGCAGAAGCAATTAAAAAGCTAGGCGCATTTAATAAGCAACTAGACCCTTATGGAGCAATAGACTTAGATTATTGCACAAGATGCAGGGCAGCAGGATTACATACTAAATACATACCATCTATTAAAGCTACGCATATAGAACAGAATGGTGCAGATGCTTATGGTTATAACAAAATGGACTTAGTAAAAAAGACTTGGGATTTACATAATTCTAATGTATCAGAATATTCAAACGGAACTAAATCATATTACATTGCATTATGAGAATACTAGCAATAACAAGCAAATTTAGTGGGGTCGGTTATCATAGAATTATGATGCCATTAGTTAATATGCGTAAAGACTATTGCTTAATTACTGATACTATTAATGAAGTAGTATTTGACAATAACTATGACATCGTAATATTTAATAGATTCTTAGCTGCAACAGATGCAAAGCTATTAGTTGAAATGAAGTTAAAGTATAACTTTAAATTGATAGTAGATAATGATGATTATTGGATATTGCCGCCTTCGCATATTTTAGCACAGAGATATAGAAATAGCAATATAACAGATATAATTACAGAGTATATGCGAGTGGCAGACCTTTGTACTTGTACTCACGAAAGGTTAGCTGAAGAAATATATAAGTACAATCCTAATGTAGAAATATTACCAAATGCTTTACCATACGGTGAGGAGCAGTTTCAAGATAATAAATTAGAATCAGATTTGGTTAGGTTGTTTTGGTCAGGGTCAGGCACTCACGTTCCTGATATTGACATCCTGCGTAACCCAATGAAGAAGATTAACTTCCCTGTTAAAACAATTATTGCAGGTTATAATCTAGGTGAGAAGCATCTTTGGGATAGAATGATTGGGGTATTTACTAATGGCTTAAAACTTAATCCAACTATATATGACTACTCTGAAGTAAGCAAATATATGGGTGCATATGCTGATTCCGACATTAGCATTATACCATTAGTAGAAAATAAATTTGGAGCAATGAAATCTAACCTAAAGGTATTAGAGACTGCAGCAAAGAAAAACCCTGCTATAGTTAGCAATGTACACCCTTATAAAAATATGCCTGTATGCTATGTAAACAATCAACAGGATTGGTATAAATGGATTAAGTTACTGACCTTTGATGAAGCAGCTAGGACTGAATATGGGCAGAAGCTATTTGATTACTGCAATGCTAACTTTAACTTGCACACTATAAATAACAAAAGATTCGCTATATATAATAAATTAATAGGTAATGCCAATAAGCAAATGTAGTAATGGAAAGTATAGAATAGGCACAGGTAGTTGCATATATGACACACAAGTACAAGCTGCTAAGGTATGGGCAGGAATTATAGCTAGTGGTAAATATAAAAAAACTTATAATGACTATCCTGAATCAGCTAGTAACAATGCTAAGAAGGCTTTAAAATGGGCAGAAGAAAATGGTTGGGGAGAATGTGGAACTGCAGTAGGTAAAGCAAGAGCAAATAGATAAGTAATGGAATACTATTTACAATTTGGTAACTTTAGAATATCATTAGGGGTATTAACTGAAACTATTCAATTAGGTATTTCAATGGGTTATTCAGTAGATGAATTTGCTCAATTACATAGGAGTTTAAACATAGGATTAATATTCATATCTTTGAACTTCATAATGTTAAATGAAAAAACACACTAAACTATATTTAGATTACTTTGGGTATGGCATAGAAGATTTTATCCCTTGTGAATCCTGTGGTGCAAAGGCAGTTGACATACATCATATAGAAGCTAGGGGAATGGGCGGTGATAAAAAGGCAGACAATATAAACAATCTTATGGCATTATGTAGGCAATGTCATTTAGTTATGGGGGATACTAAAACACACATGGAGTATTTAAAGAGTAAACATAAAGATAAATTAAATGGCAAAAGTTAAAAGTGATTCAACAAAAGTTTCATTTGGTAAACGCAAAAGAGGACAAGCTAAGAAGTCTTATAACAAACATACACCAAAACCAAAACCTAGTAGAGGACAAGGCAAATGATAATACTACCTGCACAAATAGAAGGGCTAACATCAAGAAAGGATAAGACAATCAAGGTTACCTTTGGCACACAGGAACTATCACCTGCTGATGCAGCACAGGTATTCCAATTAAATCAAAGGTTCTGTTACATAGCTATCAAAGAGGAATCATTCCAACAAGAAGAACTAGATAACTTAGACAGTATTAAAACAGACCTTGATACAAACAAAACCCCATCCCAAAGATTAAGGGGTATTTTATTTATAAACTATCAACAAAACAACGAAGGATACAAGGACTTTAGCACATACTACATAGCAAAGATGGAAATTCTTTGTGAGCATTATAAAGCAAAATTAGACAAATAACAACACAATAGCAGCACAATGGCAGCACAAGATATTATAGAACATCAATTTCCTAAAGGGGTTTCAGGTAATCCAAATGGCAGACCTAGAAAATATGTCAGCCTGTTAAAGGAACAAGGCTATAAGCTATCAGAAATCAATGATAGTATTCAGGCTTTGATGTCTATGGATGAAGAAGAAATAAAATCAGTTAGCACTAATGATAAAGCAACTGTACTAGAAAAGACAGTAGCAAAAGCCATATTAAAATCTATGGGCAATGGCAGCCTGTATTCTTTAGATACTTTACTTACTAGAGTATATGGCAAACCAAAGGAACAAATGGATATCAAGTCAGATAATAAAATAGAAGTAATCTTTGTAGATGGTAAAACCATTTTGTAGTATCTTTATATTATGATAACAATAACTAACGAGGATAATATAGACTTAATGGCACGTTATCCTGATAAGCACTTTGATTTAGCTATTGTTGACCCTCCTTATGGTATTAATGTAAATATGAATATGGGAGTTAGAAAAGGAGAAAAAACAAAACATAAATCAAAAAAATGGGATAATCAATCCCCTAATCAAGAATATTTTAACGAATTATATAGAATTACCAAAAACCAAATAATATGGGGTGCAAATAATTATTCTAATTTATTAAAACCTTCCTCTGAATGGATATATTGGGATAAATTAATTACAGGAAAAGTTGATTTTTCATCTGGAGAATTAGCTTATACTTCATATAAAGGTTCTTTAAAGTCTTTTAAATTTGCAATTCAATCTAATTATATATTAGAAAAAAGAATACACCCAACACAAAAACCTGTTGCATTATATAAATGGTTACTTGATAAATATGCAAAGCAAGGAGATAAGATATTAGATACTCATTTAGGTTCTGGTTCAATAGCAATAGCTTGTCACGATTACGGATTTGATTTAACTGCCTGTGAATTAGATACTGAATATTACGAAAAGGCACTAGATAGATTAAGTAAACATCAAATGCAACAAAGTTTATTTTAATGCAGATATTTCTACCTAACCCACACGCAAACCAACAAAGAATCTTAGAATGTGATAAGCGTTTTAGGGTGGTTATGTGTGGTCGTAGATTTGGTAAGTCAGAACTATCTCAGATACTTTCTGTAACCTATGCCGTTAAAGGTCTTTCTGTGGCTTATATTACCCCTACTTATGGATTAGCTAAGGTTTTCTTTAGCAAGTTAACAGAGTCCTTAGAAATGCCTAAAAACAAGTCTGACCTTAAAATAGATTTCCCTAATGGTGGGCAGGTAGAATTCTTTACAGGTGAACGACTAGATAACCTTAGAGGTCGTAAATTCCATTTGGTTATTATAGATGAAGCATCCTTTATACCTGACTTAGAAGCAGGATGGCAGAACAGTATTAGACCAACCCTTACAGATTACAAGGGTAAGGCAATTTTCTTATCTACTCCTAGAGGCAAAAACTATTTCTATAGCCTGTTTATGAAAGAGGGTGAAACTGATTGGGCATCCTTTAAATTTACTAGCTATGACAATCCTTTTATAGACCCACAGGAAATAGATGATGCTAGGATGCAACTGCCAAATGTAGTATTTGAGCAGGAGTATATGGCTAACCCTTCAGAGAATAGCGCAAACCCATTTGGAAATAAGTTCATTCAAGATTGTATAAGACCAATTAGCAGTCAACAAATAGTAGCATTTGGGATTGACCTTGCAAAGTCTGTTGACCATACGGTGATAATAGGTCTTGATAATAATGGCAATGTGGCTTACTTTGACAGGTATCAAATGGATTGGCATAACACTAAGGAGAATATAAAGAGGCTGCCAAGATGCCCTATATTAATAGATAGCACAGGAGTAGGTGACCCTATCCTAGAGGACTTACAAAGGGAAGGCATAGCTATTGAAGGCTTAAAGTTTACAAGTTCAAGTAAGCAACAACTAATGGAAGGTCTTGCAACTGCTATACAACAAGGCAGAATAGGATTCCCTGAAGGCGCAATTACAAATGAGTTACAAGTGTTTGAATATCAGTTTACGGCTAATGGGGTTAAGTACTCTGCACCTAGTGGATTCCACGATGACTGCGTAATGTCATTGGCTTTAGCGTGGTCTAACTTTAGCATTAGAAGGGGGTCAGGCAGGTATTCCTTTCTATAATTACCGTTCATCCTTATTATTTGCCGTTCATCACAAAGTTTAAAAATAGTTTAGATTATGTACGCAATGTGTATATATCTTACACTATCTTTGATTTATCAAACAAACCAATATGAAAAAAGAAAACAAACAAGCAGTAATTATTCTTATATTCGCATTCTTAGTAGTTGCGATATATCAGAACATTTAAGAGCATAGACCACCTCAAGAAATTTTTAATATTAAAATAAAACAAAGATAGTAATTTGGGTACTTGGGGTGGTTTTTTAAAACAAACACTATGGTAAAAAACAACTACACAATCAGTCAGGAATACTTAATAAGGCTTGAAAATGAATGCCTAATAGAGAAGATAGCTAAACTAGAAAAGGAATTAGCAGACAAAGAATTAGCTATTAAGATGCTAAAAAAAGACCTAGAACCATACTTAGATGAAAAAGATAGAAGAAAACAATTTCTAGAAAGAAGGGATAAAATAGATGAAAAGATTAATCAAATGATTTACAACTTACATAATAAGCAACAATGAAGCAACTAATATTTACATACGAACTATTAAAGTTTATACTATTTAGCGTACCATTAGCTTGTTTAGTATTTATAATTGCAGTATCTTTATCTAAAATTAAGGCGATATGTGGCATAAAATAACAGTATGGCATTATCAACAGATGTATCCAATAATTACTAACCCATCAAAAGATTGGACTGAAAAGGATATTGAGAATAAGCTAATATCTATTATAAATAACTTAACTGAAAATCAGGTAAGCAATTTACCTAAAAAGCAATTAGATAAATACAGGGCAGAGTTATATTTTTTAAAGGATAACTACGAAGGGCAACCTGTAAATAGAATCTATGCTAATAAAAGAATATATAAGTTTATTAAAGATTCTAAGGATATAAACACTGCAAGGTATATAGAGAGCAAGTTTTTTATGAAAGACCTAATACCTAATCTGCATAAAATAGCTGCATCGATAGTAATTCCACAAGAACGGAAATGGTTTAAATATAGGGATTTAAAATACGATTCAGACCTGCATCAAGAATATGCGAATGATATTTTACACGCTAATTTTAAAGAGGTTTACTTTTCGGTTGTTTTTTTTTATCAAGTATTCAACGATTGGACTCCAATTACAAAGGATTATTTGACGGAGAATCTGAACAAGGAGGGTCTGACAATGGACAAGGCAGAAAAGGTGGCAGCAATTTTATGGAGTATTTTGGATGGCAATACTGCGCAAAAATAGTATCAGAACACGAGGCAATAGTTCTGCAAGATGTTTACGAGTTAAAGGTTATACATTTTTTAAATACATTATCATATTTAAAAGCTAAGAATGATTACGATAATGAGCAGATTAAAAAGATAAAATAGTTTTCATAGTGGATTTTTGGTTAACGTCCCCATCCGTAAAAAGGTGGGGATAGTTATTTTAAGCCTATTATACTATTTATTGGTATGAGCATTAGTAGGAATCAAATAGAAGCACTAAGAGACGGCTATATCCAAAGGATAGGTAGCGGTGACTATAAGGTGCTTAATTCTAAGAAATTGCCTATATTAGAACAGACTTTGCTTGAATTTGGATTAGATTTTAATAAAGCTATATTAGATAATCTAGAAAAATCAGGGTCGATTGCTAGTGGCAAACTAACAGAAGTTTCATTTCCTACTATTACTAAATTCGGCACTCAATATATTTTAGCTTTAGGTTATCCTGCTGATAGCGAACAGATTAAGTACTTTGATTTTATAAACAAAGGGGTTAAAGGTAAGATAAGCGGTGAGCCTTCTAATACTCCATACGCATATAAAACCATTTACCCTAATAGGAAAATGGCAGCTAATATATTTACTTGGCTAAATAAAGCTAGGAAATCTGTAAGGTCTGACAATGTAACAACTAGCAGAGATGGTGGCGAAAGTCCTACACAGGCAAAGAAACAAGGATTAAAAAAGACGCTGACAAGCGCAAAGAATAAAAGGGGATTAGCATACGCAATATCTGTTAACATTAAAAAAAGAGGTATTAAACAAACTAAGTATTTTGACAATGCAATAGCACAGGTATTCGATAAGAAGTTTACAGATGCAGTAGCTTATGCAGTTATAAGTGATGCAGCAGTAAGGATAGCAGCAAATATTACAAAAGAATCAAAAGCGAAATAATAAAATGGCAATAACAATACAGAGCAGTCCTGCACCATATTCTAGTATGCACGATGACTTATGGTATGTATCAAGTTCAACTAATGTAGGCGAAACTGCATTTAAGTTTGTTTACGATGTTTATGTTAATGGCTCACAGGTAAGCAGAACAAAGGTATATCCATCACCATCTGCAGAAGGCAGTTATGGAGTATTTAACGCATCCCCAATGGTAAGGGCATTTGTAACTAACTACTTTGAGCCTTCAGGTAGTTCTATTCTAGTTGCGTCTAATGACAAGATTAAAGTTAATTCTACAATACAGGTAGGCGAAGAATATGTAAGTGGTGGTAACTTAGTTACTAGCGCAGGATTAGTTTCAGGAGCATTAAGTGCTTATAACTATTACCCACCATTATTTGCTGACATTCTATTTGTTAATAACAATACTCCTTTAGTCCTATCAGACTATTACGATAATCTATTAATTGAAAACTTTACAGATGATTGGATTACAGAAAGGGATGCAGAGAATATAACAATAGAATATGGCGATAATTTTTATGCTACATATTTTAAGATAACTGCAGGTACTTATTCTGCATGGATAGAAACTATTAACGAATCGGGTACAGTTTTAGATACGGTTAGTGGTGGAATTACATTCGCAGGTGAAATGAATCTATTTAATTGTCAGGCAGGACATATCAATACCTTTGCAGGTAGAACTTTAATTACAGAGGATACCTATGGATATAATGTTTATTTAAAAAGAGGGGTCGCAATATCTAGAAAGCTACAATTTAAACAAAAGTGCTATCCTAAATACAAGCAGTATAACTTGCATTTCTTAAACAGATTAGGCGGTTGGGATACAATGAAATTTGCTTTGGTTAACAAGAGGTCAACAGAGGTACAAAGGGCATCATATAGACGCAATGATTGGCAGTTATCAGGCAATACAATGACTAATATTGATGCTTACAATAAGTATAATGAGACTACTTTAAACTATGCTATTCAGCATAAGGATAGATTCCATCTTATTTCGGATTGGGTAAGTCAACAGGATTACGAATGGTTAGCACAGTTATTTGCAAGTACTATTGTATATATGGAGGTGCAAGGCGCATACTTCCCTGTTACAATCAGCAGCACGAATTACGAATATAGATTAGAAAGTTCGGACAAGCTATTTAACTTTGAAATAGATATTGAGGTTGGTAAATATATAACAAGTCAATTTAGATAATGATAAGTACAGAGATATATATTGAGGGATACAAATTAGACTTATTGCAAGACATAAGTACAGAGTTTAACTATTCTATTGATGATGTTAACGATTTTGGCAGTAGGAATACATCTTATTCTAAGACCATTAATATTTCAGGAACTGCAATTAACAATAGAATATTTGGCTTTGTGTTTGATTTAGGTAACGCAAACTTTACGGACAATGAATTGCCTAATGTAAACTATAATTTTAATGCTTCAAAGTCGGCTCAATGTAGAATCTTTATTGATAAGGTACAGATATTTAAGGGTACATTAAGGATATTGGAAATTGTAATAGATGATAAAACTATTGAGTATCAGTGTTCTGTATTTGGTGAACTAGGTGGGTTTATAAATACACTAGGAAATAAAAGATTACAAGATTTAGATTTTAGTGCATACAATCACGTTTATAATATTGCTAATATTAAAGCTAGTTGGGATACTATTGCAGGGTCAGGTTACTATTATCCATTAATTGATTATGGCAATGTAAGCACAGATAAAATAAACTTTCAAGTAAGTGCATTTAGACCTGCTTTATATGTAAAAGAATATTTACAAAAGATATTTGAAGGAACGGATTATACTTATACATTAAATTTATTATCAGCAGAACAAGAACTATTTAACAGGCTTATTATTCCTCATAATCAAATTAATTTAACTAAAACAACAGGAACTTTAAACGTAGCTACAAGGACAACTGACCTAGTAATTACAGGAACAAGCCTTTATAGATTTACAACTGTTACAGGGTCAGGATTAGTTCCAAGTGGTTCTAATAGTGTATTCACATATACAGGAACGGCTTCTACAACATTAAAAATGATTTATTCATTTAGTGGTGATGCAACAAGTGGTGTTTTTTATATATTAAAAAATGGATTAAGCGTTTATGAATCAAATTTTGTTGGAGGGGTTGGAGAAGACGGAGAATTTGAATTGTTAATAAATACTAACGATGCAATTAGTTTTAGATTTACAAATACTGCACCTAATAGAGATGACCCACCTGTTACAATAACAGAAGGTCAAGTATCATTTTTTTCAGATGCACTTGTGCCTGTTAATGTTGCCTATGGTGATGCATTAGTTATTAATGATACAATACCAAAAGGTATATTCCAAAGAGACTTCTTTTTAAGCATAGTTAAAATGTTTAACTTATATGTTTACGAAGATACTTGGAATGATAAGAAATTAATTATAAAGCCTTATATTAACTTTTATGATGACACTTATGCTAATGCTTTAGATTGGTCTAATAAAATAGACAGGTCTAAGCCTTTAAGTATTAAGCCTATGAGTGAACTAAATGCAAGGTATTTTGATTATAAGTTTACAAAAGACAATGATTTTTACAATGAGAATTATAATAAAAAATACAATGAAAGCTATGGAGATAGGATATATGATACAGAATATGATTTTAGTAAAGAAACAGATACACTTGAAGTAATATTTGCGCCAAGTGTTTTATATCAAAAAGATGGAACAGATAAGATATATCCTGCTATATATAAAATATCAGATAATAATACTAAAGAAAATTCAATGGAAAGTGTTATTAGAATATTACAAGCTAAAAAAATAACAGGTAGAACAAGTTATAATATATTAAACGGATTGTCAGTAATTGATACTATTACTACTTATGGATATGGTGGACATCTTAACGACCCATTTGCGCCAACTAATGATATTAATTTTGGTGTGCCATTTGAGACTAAGTTTAATACTAGCGGCTATCCAATAGCAAATATATTTAACGCATATCATAGTGATTACATAGCAGAAATTACAAGTAAAGATAGTAAGCTACTTACCTGTTCTGCTTTATTAAATACTAATGATATTAATAATCTAGATTTTAGCAAGTACATTTGGATTGACGGAGTTCTATTTAGATTAAATAAGGTTGAGAATTTTAACCCTATGGAATACAATACGACCAAAATAAGTTTATTAAAAGTAATTGAAACAACCTACTAATGGCACAAGAAAATTTAAATTTAAAGATAACGATTGATACAGAAGCAGGTTCTAAAAATGTAGACAATCTAAATAATAAGACAAAAGAAAGTGTTAAATCTGCTAAAGAAGGGCAAGGTGCATTTTCATCTTTAGGGAATACTATTAAATCATTAGGTGTAATTTCTGTAATTGCAGGTGCATTTAATTTCTTTAAAGAAACATTAAGCAAAAACCAAAAGGTTGCGGATTCGGTTGCTGCAGTATTTAACACTATTGCAACAATAGCTAATAAGCTAATAGAAATATTTATTGATGTTACTGATTCAGTAGGTAAAAATACTAATGGATTTGATGCGCTAGGAAAAGTAATGACAGGATTGTTAACACTAGCAATTACTCCATTAAAAGTAGCATTTGGTGGGATTAAATTATTTATTCAACAGGCGCAATTAGCTTGGGAAGATTCATTTCTTGGTGGTGGCGATACTGAAAAGATAAAGCAGTTAGCAAAAGGTATTGAAGAAACTAAAACTTTTTTAGCCGAAACTGCAGATAAAGCAGTTGATGCAGGTAAGAAAGTTTATAATAACTTTGGTGCTGCTGCTGCGTCTGTTGTTGATGTAGTAAGTGGTGTGGTTGACAAAGCATCTAAAATAAATGTAAAAGCAATATATGAGCAATCAAAAGCAACTATTGCACTTCAAAATAATGCAAAATTAGCTGCTGCAGAATTAGCAGGATTAGTTGAAAAATATGATAGACAAGCAGAGACATTAAGACAAGTAAGAGATGATGAATTTAAAAGTATTGATGATAGAATAGCAGCAAATAATAAACTAGGCGGTGTTTTAGATGAGCAAGAAAAGGCAATGAAGAAATTAGCTGCTACAAAAGTTGCTGCTGCTGCCGCTGAACTTGCACAAAATAAAACAAGTATTGATTTACAAGTTGCATTAAAAGAGGCTATTAACGAACAAGCAGCCATTGAAGCACAGGTTGCAGGTTTAAGGTCTGAATATTTAGTTAATCAAACAGGATTAGCAAAAGAAAAATTAGCATTAGACGCTTCTATTGCAGCTAGTAATAATAAGATTACATTAGATGAAAGAAAGGCTAATGCAGAACTTATTAAAGATGAAGTATTAAAACTAGAAACAAAAAAACAGATTAGCAAAGAAGAAGCAGACATAGAACTTAAAAGGCTACAAGATAATATTAATAATTACAATGTAGGTACACAGGCAAGAACAGATGCAGAAATAGCTTATAATGAAAAGGTAACTGCTCTTAGAATTGAATTATCTAATCTTGATGATGGCATTGCTATTGCTAAATTAAATAGAGAAGCACAAGCAAGAGTTGAAGAAGAAGCGTTATTATTTGCTGATTATGAATTAAGAAAGGCATTAGGAGAAGCTACATATCAAGACCAATTAGATGGATTTAATAAATCAAGAGAATTAGAAAGGCAAAATATTACAGCAAGAAAGCACACACAAGCCGAATTAGATACATTTGATAAACAAACTGCAACACAACGGATAGCATTAGAAAGACAAGTGCAAAATGAAAAGTTAAACATTTTAAATGCAGGTATTAATGCAGCTATTGAAATTGTAGGTAGGGAATCTGCTGCAGGTAAAGCATTAGCAATCGCACAAGCGGTTATGAACACATATACAGGTGCTACAAGAGCATTAAAAGATGTACCATATCCATTTAACTTTGTTGCTGCAGCTACAACTATTGCTTCAGGTTTTTTAAGTGTTAAAAAAATTATGGCTACTCCATTGCCAAATAATGCAGGAGCAGGTATGAGTGCTAATGTCAGTATGTCTGCACCTGTAGCACCACAATTACCACAGGCACAAACAACTAATTTAAGTCAAAGCACAATTAACGATATTGGCAATCAGGCAGTTAGGGCTTATGTAGTTGAAAGCGATGTAACTAGCAACCAACAAAGAATAGCAGCAATAAGACAAAGAGCAAGATTTAGTTAATATTTAATAAAACACTATTTATGAGTATGGAATTACCTTTATATATGTTGGAAATATCAGATGACTTAAACGATGATGCAGAGGTGCAATTCGTTTCTTTAGTCGATAGACCTGCAATACAAAAAAATTGGAATGCTTTTAAGAATGAACAAAAGTTTCAGATTGTTAGTGAAGATAAGCGAATTATTAGTGGTTGTGCTATGTTGGCTGATACTCCTATTTTTAGGAGTGATGCTGCTTTTGGCGATTACTATGTCGCATTTTCTAAGGATACTATCACAAAGATTGTTCAAAAATTCTTTAAGAAAGGTTACCAAAACAATGTAAACTTAATGCACGACCCTAATCAAATTGAAACAGGGGTTACAATGTTTGAAAGTTTTATCAGTGATAAGGAAAGAGGCATTTTGCCAATGAAAGGATTTGAGGATGCACCAAATGGTAGTTGGTTTGTATCTATGTTAGTAGAAAATGAGCCTGTATGGGAGAAAGTAAAAGAAGGTTTAATCAATGGATTTTCTATTGAGGGTATATTTAATTATACTCCTAAGCTAACTAACGAGGAAATTAAAATGCAGAAAATAATTAACATATTAGAACAAATTTAGTTCTAAGTGATAAACAATAATATTTATTAACATTTAAATAAAAAGAAAAATGAATTCAAAAGAAGCATTACAACAAATAAGAGCATTATTTGAAGATATGCCACAAGTTGTTGAGCCTGTTGCTCCTGCAGTAACAAAGGTAGAAATGGCTGAATATTCTTTAGTAGATGGAACTAAGGTTATGATATCTGCTTTAGAAATTGGTGGTATGGTAACAATGGCTGACGGCACTCCTGCTCCTATGGGAGAACATCAATTAATGGATGGTACATCTATTGAAGTTGATGAATTAGGTGCTATCGTAGAAATTTCTTCTCCTAAAGAAGATGTAATTGAAGAAGAACCTGTTGCACCTGCTGCTCCTGTAGCACCTGCACAAGACACAACTGCAATGATTCAGGAATTAAAGGATGACTACGAGAAGAAAAAAATGGAATTAGAAAAAAAGATTGCTGAATTAGAAAGCAAGGTTAAACAAGGGTTTGCACAAGTAGCTGAATTAGTAGAAGCACTTTCAAACACTCCAACTGCCGAGCCTACTCAAAAAGCAGCAAACGCATTTCAATCTTATGTAAGTACTAATGATAGTAAATATGAAAGATTGGAAAAATATAGAAACGCAATTTTAAACAAATAAATTAATAAACAATGGCATTTTCAGTAAGTTCATTAGCAAACTATACTAAAGAGAACGAAGCACTATTAGTAACTTCTTCTGTTTTAGGCGCAAAAACTGCAGCTTTAATTAAAAGTGCAGGTAATGTAATGGTTGGTGTAAAGTCTGCAGAGACAATCAACATTATGGATACAGATGCATTCTTTCAAGCAGGTGGTACTTGCGGTTGGAACGCATCAGGTACAACTTCTTTCACACAAAGAACTGTAACAGTTGGTAAAATTAAAGTACAAGAGGCTTTATGTCCTAAGACATTAGAATCTAAGTATTTACAAAAAGCTTTACCAACAGGTTCTCAGTACGATTCAATTCCTTTTGAGCAAGAATTCTCAAACAAAAAAGCTGAAACAATTGCTTCTCAATTAGAGACTGCAATTTGGCAAGGTGATACTGCTTCTGCAAATGGTAACTTAAACAAGTTTGATGGTTTAATTAAATTGATTGGTGCTGCTTCAGGAGTTGTTGATGCTAACGTATCAGGATTCGTTTCAGGTGCGCCTTTAACATCTATTACTCCTTCTAATGTAATTTCATTATTAGATGGTGTTTACAGAGCAATCCCTGCTAAAGTAGTAGCTGCTGATGATATGACTATCTTCGTAGGTCAAGATACTTTCAGAACTTACACTATTGCATTGAAGAACGCTAATATGTTCAACTATGCATTCGATGGTAAAGCTGATTCTGAATTTGTATTGCCAGGTACTTCAATCAAAGTTGTAGCAGTTCAAGGTTTGAACGGAACAAATGATATTTACGCAATGCGTTTAAGTAACTTGTTCTTAGGTACAGACTTATTGAACGAAGAAGAGAAGTTTGAAATCTTCTTTGCTAAAGAAGCTGATGAAGTAAGATTTGCTGCTGAATTCAAAATGGGTGTGAATATCGCATTCCCTGATGAAATCGTAAAAGTAGTTATCTAATTATAAAGGGGAGTTGAAATATACTCCCCATTTTTTAAAACAATAAAATAATATAATATGCCGTGCGCATTAACACAAAATTATACCCTTGACTGCAGAGATTCCTTAGGTGGAATTACTGAAGTTTATTTTATTGCAAGTTCAGATGTAACTTCTACTACCGAAGCAAGTGGTGTAATTACTGCTTTAACAAAAGCTGCAGGTAAAAGATTCTTTAAATATGAATTAGTAAAAGGGACTTCTATGTTAACAGAGAATGTTGCATCGAATGTTCAAAATGGTACTATGTATTTTACTCCTGAATTAACAATAATTTTAAACAAGTTACAAGCTAACACAAGAAACGAAATCTTGTTATTGGCTCAAAATTCACTTGTTGCGGTTGCTAAAGATAACAATGGTAAATATTGGTATCTTGGTAAAACAAGAGCATTAGACCTGACTGCAGGTAGTGCTACATCAGGTACTGCCGAAGGCGATAGAAGTGGTTATACTTTGACTTTTACAGGTGCTGAACCTGCATTAGCTCCTGAAGTTAATAGCACTGTTGCTGCTGCACTTACAACTGCAGGATAAAGTTTGTAGTTTTCATAGTTTAGTTCCCCTGCCTAGTTTTCTAGGTGGGGGTTTTTTATGCGCATATATTTGTAAATATGCGTATACATATCAGATATAAGTCAAAAAGTAAAGTTATTGACTTACTTTATTACAATATAAGTCAAGTTTTACCTTTACTGATTCATTTTGTAAATATTTATATAAATGCTATTTATAATTGATGATACACTTAACAAAAGGCGAAACAAATACTATCGTTATGACATTAACTGAAAAGCAGTTATTGACTAACCCTAACTACCTTTTTGTGTTTACAAACAGAAGTAGCAATAATGTAATTAAATTTGTAGTTTTAAACGCATCTGATGTAAGTCAATACAAAGATAGATACAATGAATTTAACATAGTTACAAACACTAACTTTGCTACTGCATTAGAGGGTCAATATACCTACGAAGTATATGAGCAAACTAGCACTAGCAATACAAATATAACAGGCTTAAACAAGCTAGAAACAGGCATTATGTGGCTATCAGGTTCTACCTTGTCATATAATCAATTTACAACAACAGACACTTATACAATTAGACAATGATAGATTTAAGAGTATTAACATTCGCAGAAGCTAGACAACCTAAATTCGCAGAGAAGAAGGGTATTGATGGTGGATATATTAAATATGGCGAAAATAATGATTATCCTGAATACATAGTAGACTTATACAATAAGTCCTCTAAGCATAGTGCTATTATTAAAAGCAAGGTACATTACATTACAGGTAATGGGTGGTCAGGGCAGCCTGATGCACAAGCATTTATAGATAAGGCTAATAGAATTGAATCTTTAAACGATTTAACTAGAAAGGTATCTTTAGATATTGAAATTTTCGGTGGTGCTTTTTTAGAAATCATTTGGGATATGTCAGGTAACCTAGCAGAGATTTGGCATTGTGATTATACAAAAATGCGCACGAATAAAGATAATACGCAGTATTGGTATAAAGAAGATTGGAAGGATAACAAAGTAAAGCCTATTGTAGTAGCTGCTTTTAATCCTAAGCAACCGATAGGTAAGCAAATTTTATATGTAAAGGAATACAGACCTAATATTGGTATCTATGGATTACCTAGTTATTTTGCTGCTTTAAACTACATTGAATCTGATATTGAAGTATCTAAGCATATCTTAGGGAATGCGCAGACAGGGTTTTCTGCTAGTAAACTTATCACCTTACCTAATGGTGAACCTAATGATGAAGAAAAGCGTAATGTAGACCAACGTATTAGAAAAACATATAGTGGAGCAGACGGTAAAAAGTATATGATTGCATTTGTTAATGACATATCTAGAAAGCCTGTTATTGATGATTTAGGTACTAGCGACTTAACAAAAGAAGATTTTGGTAAGATAGATGAATTAATACAGACTAATATATTTAGTGGGCATCAGGTTACTACTCCATCAATTATGGGTATTGCAGAAGCAGGTAAATTAGGTACAAGAACTGAAATGCGTGATGGTTACGAAATATTTAAAAACACTTATGTTAACGCAAAGCAGATGCACTTAGAAAGTGTATTTAATATGTTAGCTAAATATAAAGGTGTAGAAAGTGAAATTAAGATTATACCAACAGAGCCAATAGGTATCGAATTTAGCGAGGCTACAATAGTTTCTGTTGCTCCTAAAGAATGGATATTAGAAAAGGTTGGTATTGATATTAATAAATATTTACCAACTCCTGCAGATGTTTCAACTGAAGCACCTGTTGAAACGCTATCAGTTAATGAGCATATCAAAGGATTAAAGGGCAGAGAATGGCAAAATATGCAGCGTATTATTCGTGAGTTTAACAAGGGCAAAATTAATAGAGAACAGGCTAGTGCGATGCTTAAAACAGGATATGCATTAAGTGATGAAGAAGTCACAACTTGGTTGGGATTAGAAGAATTAGAAGCTGAATTTTCTGAAGAAGATTATAAAGTATTTTTTGAATTTGGTGATGTAAAGGATGGTTATAATGTATGGCAAAAGAAATCTAGATTTTCAGATGATAGCGATTATCAAATGTTTGCAGAGGTTAATCAATTAGAATCAAATGTATTAGACCAAATTTCAAAGCAAAAAGATATTACTCCTGAAGTACTTGCACAGGTTTTAAATGTAAGTGTAGCTGAAATTATAGTAGTTATTAGAAGCCTAGAAGAAAGAAATATTATAACTTCTGTTGATAAAAAAATAGGCAAAGGAATTGATTCAAATGTTATAGTTGAAAGGAAATTAGTTAAGCCATTAGGAGTAACTATTGGAGAAGTTAAACCAACAACAACAGAAATGCTTGTTAGATATTCTTACGAATGGAAGTCAGGATTTAGCGATTCTGATTTAAGAACAAGCAGACCATTTTGTCAAAATTTAATTAGAGCTGATAAATTTTATAGCAGAAGCGAAATTGAACAGATGTCAGCAAGGTTAGGTTATTCTGTATGGGATAGAGGTGGAGGTTGGTGGACTAAAAAAGGCACTAATATACATTCGGTATCCTGCAGACACGAGTGGAAAACAAATATAGTTACAAGAAAAAAATAATAAGATGTCATTAAATACATTATTCATATCAGTACAGAGCATTAAAGATAGAACAGGCTTACACGCAAACGTAGATGAAAAATTAATATTGCCTGAAATTAAGACTGCACAAGATATGTATATCATGCCTGCACTAGGTAGTACATTTTACAATAGATTACAAGCAGGTATAAATGGTAATAACTTAAATGCTAATGAGCAATCTTTACTTAACAATTATGTAACAGATTGTTTGATTTATTATGTAATGAGTGAATTACCTATGGGGTTATCATATCAGTTTTACAATAAAGGATTGCTAAGAAAGTCAGGGGAAAATCAGGAAAACCCTTCTATGCAAGATATGATTGATGTAGCTAATAGATACAGGACAAGAGCAGAGTTTTACAAGCAAAGATTAATTAAATATCTTAGACAGAACAATACTATGTTCCCTGAATACTTAAACTATACAAGCGGAATAGATACAATTATCCCTGATTTAGAAGGTTACACTACTTCTTTATTTTTAGATGACGATTGCGATTGTTGGGGGAAAAAGCCTTTATCAGAAAAATATCAAGGTAAAATAGGTTGCTAATATGAGCAAAGAAGCTAACATTAAGAATCAAAATAAGCTAAAAGTTTATTTAGAAAAAACAAAAAAGAATGACCTTAAATCAAATAGTAAAGCAAATAACGGAATTCGGAAACAACCACGAGCAAATTAAGTTTGTTTACTTTGGGGATGTTTGGGAACGATTAAGTAATGGCGAGGTAACATACCCTGCTATGTTTTTCACTTTAACTGATGCTCAAATTTTAGCAAAGCAAATACAATATAATTTTTCTATCTATTGTATGGATAGGATGTTAATGGAAGAAACAAACGAAACAGAAGTATTAAGTGATATGATTTTAGTAGGTCAGGATATGGTTGCTAGTCTTAGAGACCATATTTATCAATGGACTGCTAATGATAATATGTCAGTAACTTTTTTTACGGAATCAGACCCTGATTATTTAGCAGGTGTAAAGATTGATTTTTCATTAACATTATCTTCATTAAACGACACTTGTCAAATACCTACAAATGGAATCTAAAAAAATAAATCAACTAGCAACAGAGATGGCACCTGCTACCTCTGATTTAACGATTATAGGCGACCCAATTACAGGTGTAAGTAAAAAGATTACGTTATTACAGATAGCTGATTTATTTGCTACAACAGGTACAGTTACAAGTGTTGGAGTTACAGAAACAGGCAACGCTTTAACAATAACAGGCAGTCCAATTACAAGTGCAGGAACTATTAATATAGGATTTGCAGGGGATGCTACTCAATATGTTAGAGGGGATGGCGCATTGGCAGATTTCCCAACATCAACAGGTGGGGGAAGTTCTGTATCTTATTATCTAAATTCAAGTGTTTCGCAAGGTACTATTGGAGGTGTTGCTTATAGAGAATTTAGTAAAGACCCTATTGCAGGTGCAGGAACAGATATTACGGCTTCAACTAATGGATACATAGCAAGTTACTTAACTGATGCTAACGACCCTGCTTTATTAGAAGTACCTGCAGGA